CAAGACTTCGCACGCGTATTGCGCGAACAAATACGCAAAGACATGAACAACTACGCTGACGACGCCGCCAGCGGAGCATGTCGCTCATTTGAGGAATACCAAAAACTCTGCGGAACCATTCAGGGTCTGGCTATCGCAGAGCGCTATGTAATCGACCTTGCTATGAAAGTGGAAAAAGCAAATGAGTGAACTTAGTCTTGAGCCGGGCGTATTTGCCCTACCAGAAGCCATCCAACCGACTGAGGCTCCGGCCCCAGAAGCCTCGGATGAAGAGAAGGCCCGCCAGCTACCTGACCCCACGGGTTGGAAGCTCCTGTGCGCGGTGCCTGACGTTGTTGAGACTTTCGAGAACTCCTCGATTGTCAAAGCTGGCCAGTTCATGAAACAAGAAGAGCACGCCACAACCGTGTTGTTCGTCATGAAGGTCGGACCTGACGCGTACAAAGACACAACCAAGTTCCCCGGTGGCCCGTGGTGCAAGGAAGGCGACTTTGTTCTCGTGCGTACGTATTCCGGTACGCGATTCAAAATCTACGGAAAAGAGTTTCGAGTCATCAATGACGACATGATCGAAGCAGTTGTGCAAGACCCTCGCGGACTTACCCGCGCTTGAAGGAGCAGTAAATGGCAGGTGAATTTAAGTTTCCTGACGAACAGGACGAAACTGTTGTAGTTTCGCAACAAGACGATGGCGACATCGAAATTGAGGTCGTAGACGATACGCCGGAGCGCGACAGAGGCCGCAAGCCCCTCGACCGTGAAGTGGCAGACCCGACTGATGCCGAGATTGAGACCTACACGCGTGGGGCTCAGGACCGCATCAAGGAGCTGACACATGCGCGTCACGACGAACGCCGTGCCAAAGAAGCCCTTCAGAGGGAAAAGCAGGAGCTTGAGCGCATTGCCCAGCACATGCAGGCTGAGAACCAGAAGCTTAAACAGTACGTTGACACTGGTGCGCAGCAGTACAACAAGATGGCCGAGAATGCGGCTGAGGCGGAGCTGGACAAAGCCCGCCGCGACTACAAAGTGGCACAGGAAGCGTTTGACACTGACGGCATCATCGCCGCGCAGGAGGCGTTGACCGAAGCCAAAATGAAAATAGCGGCTACAAAAAACTTTCGTCCGGCACCTTTACAGCGTGATGAAGATGCTGTACAAACGAGACAACCAGCACCCCAACAGGTGCAACCCGACGAAAAGACGCTGCGCTGGCAGGCAAAAAACCAGTGGTTCGGGTCAAATGGGTTTGAAGAAATAACCAGCTTTGCACTAGGGCTGCACCAAAATCTAGTCAACAACGGGTTGGACCCGCGAAGTGATGAGTATTTCGAGCGCATTGACGCACGCGTGAAGTCGAAGTTCCCCGAAGTTTTTGGTGGAACGGAAGATCGGAAGTCAGGTGACTCCCAAAAACGGCCAACCTCGGTTGTTGCCCCCGCAGCTCGTTCTTCGGGCGCAAGAAAAATCCAGCTTACAACCACGCAAGTCGCGTTGGCGAAGAAGTACGGATTAACCCCGCAGCAATATGCTGCTGAAGTTGCAAAATTGGAGAGAAACAATGGCTGATGCTCGTACCCCCCGTGACCTTGTGTCCCGCGATAAAACTGCCCGTCCTGTATATGTGCCACCTTCGGCGCTGCCTGATCCGACTCCAGAGCCGGGTTATGTGTATCGCTGGATCATGACGCATTTGCTTGGCGAAGCGAACCCAACTAACGTGTCTCGCAAGATGCGCGAAGGCTGGGTGCCGGTGAAAGCCGTTGACCATCCAGAACTGATGCTGGTGGGTAGTGACAAAACAGGTAACGTCGAAATTGGTGGCCTCATGCTCTGCAAGATGGCAACTGAACTCGCCCGGTCCCGTGATGAGTACTACAACACGCAAGCCCAGAACCAGATGGACTCGGTAGACAACCACTTCATGCGAAATAACGACCCTCGAATGCCTCTGTTTGCTGACCGCAAGTCAACAGCCAGTCGCGGACAAGGATTTGGTTCAGGTTCTAAGTAAAGGAGTGCCAGATGGCATCAACTCTCTCCCCCTACGGCTTTAAAGCCGTTAATGAACTGGGCGGTCTACCATATGCCGGTAGCACGCGTCAGTTCCTGATCGACCCAGCGGGTTACAACACCAATATCTTCAATGGTTCGGTTGTTGCACTCAACACCTCGGGTTATCTCAACATCGTTACGACCAACGGTGACAACAGCACTGCATTCCCAGCAGGCGTGATCGGCATTTTTGTCGGCTGCTCCTACGTGAACTCGCAGGGCCAAGTCATTTACGCTCAGTACTACCCCGCCAACTACGTTGCTCCTGCTGGCACTGCCATCACTGCATACGTCATTGACGACGACCGTGCTGTGTTCCAAGTTCAGTCTGCTGGCATCGTCACGCAAGCTGCTCTGGGTGCCAACGTGTTCTTGAACGCCGTGCAATCTACCTCCACAGGTAGCACTATCACTGGCAATTCAACAACCAACGTGGTTGCTGGCTCTGGTGCCATCACTACTGGCGGCGCTTTCCGCGTTGTTGGCTTCGTGAACATGCAAGGTTTCTCGGTTGTGGGCGATCTCTACACCGACATTCTGGTCAAGTTCAATCCGGGTGCCCATTCGTACTCTAACGCCACTGGCATCTAAGGAGCATTAAATGGCTATTTCACGCGCACAACTACTTAAAGAACTGCTCCCCGGCCTGAACGCACTGTTTGGTCTGGAATATGCTCGCTACGGCGAAGAGCACAAGGAAATCTACGAGACTGAGAAATCAGAGCGCTCGTTTGAAGAAGAAACCAAGCTGTCCGGCTTCGGTGCTGCACCAGTGAAGAACGAGGGCCAAGCCATTGCTTATGACAATGCGCAGGAAGCCTTCACTGCACGTTACAGCCACGAGACCATCGCTCTGGGCTTCTCGATTACCGAAGAGGCAGTCGAAGATAACCTGTACGACAGTCTGTCGGCTCGTTACACCAAAGGTCTGGCTCGCGCTATGGCCTACACCAAGCAGGTCAAAGCTGCTGGCGTCATCAACAATGGCTTCAGCGGTTCTTACCTCGGCGGTGACGGTGTGTCGCTGTTTGGCGTCAACTCTTCCAGCGCACGCGTGGGTCACCCACTCGTCAACGGCGGCGTTAACTACAACAGCCCCACCACTGGTGTTGATCTGAACGAAACCTCACTGGAAAATGCTGTGATCCAAATCGCCGCATGGACCGATGAGCGTGGTCTGCTGATCGCTGCCAAGCCCCGCAAGATGATCGTTCCTCCTGCTCTGCAATTCGTTGCTACTCGTTTGCTGGAAACCAACCTCCGCGTTGGCACCACTGACAACGACATCAACGCGCTGAAGAACAACGGTTCGATCCCTGAAGGCTATGCCATCAACCACTTCTTGACCGACAGCAATGCTTGGTTCCTGATGACTGATGTGCCAAACGGCCTGAAGCACTTCGAGCGTACTGCTCTGAACAATTCCATGGATGGTGATTTTGACACGGGCAACGTCCGTTACAAGTCCCGTGAGCGTTACAGCTTCGGATGGTCGGACCCCCTTGGCGCTTGGGGTTCGTCTGGTTCGTCTTAAACCGAGCTACAAGCCCCTGTTTACGGGGGTTTGAGGGGAAGGGGCTTCGGCCCCTTTCTTTTTTGTGTTGTGTTATTGATTCGCCTAGTGTATACTCGTAACAACTAACGGAGGAAGTCATGGCGCGAGGTATTTATAAAATCATCAACACGATCAACGGGAAGTTTTACGTAGGTAGCGCGGTGAAGCTCCGCCGCCGCAGAGCGCGGCACTTTTCTGAACTACGCACCAACCGCCACAGCAACGGTAAATTGCAAGCGGCATGGAACAAGTATGGGGAGCAAGCGTTTATTTTTGTTGTTGTGGAGGAGCTTGCTGATAGCGCAGACACGCTTGCGGCGGAAGACGTGTGGCTTCGGGAGCATGTGGGCAAGGAGTACTGCTACAACATAGGGGTGACGGCAACCGCCCCCCATCTTGGAATGAGCGGCCCTCTTAGCCCAACGTGGGGGCACAAACACACGGAGGAGGCCAAAGCCCGTATAGGCGTTGCCGCAAAAACTCGTGTGCAAGGCGCGGAAGAAAAGCGTAAGCGCAAAACCTCAATGAAGGGGCACATCGTGCCTTTGGCCGTACGAGCCAAGATCAGCGCAACCCTGTCTGGCGAGGGCAACTTTTGGTACGGCAAGAAGCGGCCAGACCACGGCGCAAAGGTACGCCGCGCAGTGCAGGTGTGGGACAGCAAAGGCAACACACAGACGTTCCCTAGCATCCAAGCGTTGCGCGAGGAACTCAAGCTCAAACCACCAACCGTAAATCGGGCGTTGAAGTCGGGCCTGCCCCTCACGCGGGGGCCGCTCACAGGCTGGTCGTTCAAATACATTGACACCCCGTAAAAAAGGTGTATATTGCAAGTACTCCGGGGTTACCGGCGTATCAAACCAGTCCCGGCTGGACGACATGCAGATTGATACGCTTACTTGCATGTAAGGACATCATGGCTTCTTCTACTACCCAATCCATCTGGCGCTCGGGCGGCGGCGACACGACTAAAACAGCGTACGCTGGTTCCATGTTGATGACGGCT